CCCATTACATAATAGGGTAATGCCACAAGAAATGGGAGAGCAGTTGCCCACTCTCCCAATCGTGTCGGTAATGAATTAGTTTTGTACAAGGTAATAGTGGAATTTATATCCACCCTTATAGGCATATAGTTCGTCTGTGTCTACGGCAAGTTCTCCCATAATCAATCCCATATATGCCTTGTTGGATGAGATAAACATTCCCAGTGTGGGGTTTTCATTATGAGTGCGTTTACCAAGGTCAAATTCACCATCAAGGGTGAGTTCTTCCATGTTGTGATCTCCATCGTATGCAATGATCTTTGTACAGACTAAATCACCACAATCATAATCAAGGTTCACACCACCCGTATATTTTCCTCTGTTAGTTGCTCCAATAAATCGGACGTATTTGTATTTGGTTGCGATATTGAAAAGCTGACTTCCATAATATAATTCTACTACAATGGGTTCAAGTGCTACAAATTCTCCATAGACTTTCCAATTGTTACCGTCAAATTCTGCCCAGTGAGTTTCTACAAGCACTTCTCTGCCTGTGCCATCAGCCTTTTCAGTATTATAAGCTTGCACTCTGTTTACCCACATGACTTTAAGTTTGTTGCAGTAGCCCTGTCCATTTGTAATATTATTTCCATCTGCCCAAACCTGTATGTGAGTTGTTCTGGCATTGGGCGCACCACTATAGTTATTAGTGTTATAGGCATGGTTTCCACCTGTGAACCAATGTGAATCGGGGGCATCGCCATTGATATTATTTACTGCTCTCACTTTATAAGGGGAAGTCATGTCGGTCATTGCACCACTTAATTCAGTTCCATCAATAGCAGGGGCAGGATAGAAGTCATAGTTATTGGTGAGAATAAATTGAGAGAAGTCAAAAAGATTATTATTTCCTTTATGAGTGAGAACAGCAATAATATCTTGATACCTTGTATATTTGCTGATAGCGTATAATGTTTCGTTTTTGTAAATGAAGTAAACAGGTGCTTTCTGTTTGAAATATCCTTGTTCTTTCACTACAAGTTCTACTTCATTCATTTTGTAGTTATTTACTACCATGTATGTCACACCGACAGGAATTGTTACCTGCCTGTCTCTGATAACGGTGGTGGGGTCTGAAGTTCCTGTTTCCGTACCATCAATTCCAACATAGGTGCTTGCGGAAGGAGTGCCATTGAAGAATACTGCATAATGTCCGTGACCACCATATTCACAAGAGATGAAATATACTTCCCCTGTTCTTACGGGAATAATTGCGTGTTCCCATTGTGCAGTAGTAACAAATGTACCATTATCTCCCCTGTAAAAACCACTGCTTACCTCTGTGTCTATGACCATAAGAGTATTTTCAATAGCCTTGAATATCTGGAATGTATCGGGTTTAATATTATTGAATACTGCTACTTGTGCCAGTGCAGGTGCGACAACAATGGTATCAATAGAACGTACATTTCCTTCAGAATCATTGTGTAGTTCGTAAAGTCCCAGATAGGTTTCAGCAGAGGGAGTGCCACTGTAGAAGTTTACAATATTAGCATTTCCACCCCAAGTAGATGTGACAAGGAACATATCACCTTCATTACAGGGTATGCTCATATACTGTAAAGAGTTGGTGCTTACAAATTCGCCAGTTGTTTTGTGATAGAAACCGTTTGAAGGTTCTACACTCGCATCAAGTAAATCTGACAGGTTCTTTTGAATATGGTTAAGTCTGTCTCTGTCTATTCTTACTTTCTGTGCTAAATCATCATAATCTGCGGGAATTGTTTCAAGCATTTCCTGTGTTTTCTCTTCTACTCTTGAATTGAAGTTTGAGATTTTACTTTCAAATAGTGTATTAAGTAATATCTCATGTTCACTGTACCAAGTATTCAAATCTCTTAAAGCGTCTGCCAGTTGATCTGCAATGTCTTGACTATGGGTATCGTACCAATCTTGCAGAAGTTCTTCCAGAGTATCTGCTTTATCCTGTAATTGTTCAAGTCCGCTGTTAGTCAAGTCAGTTAGACTTTGTTCACCATTAGCAATTATTTCCTGTATGTGGGTATACTGATCCAGAAAGTCTTTTGCAATCTTGATAATCCAATCCATGTTTAGGTCATGGAAATTGGTATAGGGGAATCCCTCACCAAATGCACCTGTGTTCATGCTGTTCCTCCTTAATAAATCAGTATGCAGAACCTCATTTTGAAGTCCTCAATAATTATATCATAAAGGTTAAAGAGTTCAATATCTCTCTGCTCTCTGATAAGTTTCTGGGTGGTAGTAACACCAATGTTACCATGAGCATGAATTTCGTGTGATCCTTCTTGTGTGGTTTGCACCTGTTCTCCATGAGTGAGTCCACCCCTCTTGTTGATCGTTTGTCCATATGTTTTTTGTTCAGAACCATTTTCTGTTTTCCCAAAGGTAGTAGTCTTGTTACCTGTACCGCTTTCAATCTTGCCATATTGAGTAGTAGTGGTGGCATCGTCTTGATCTCTTGTTTGTTTCACAAGTCCATCATCTTGCCCAGAGGGTGTAGAGTCAAATCCTGCAATCCAGTGTCCCTTTGTATCTGCACCCGTTACAACATCACTGCCACTGTTGGTAAGCCTATCTGTAGTGCTTTCACCTTCCGTACCACCTTCAGTATTGCTATGGGTAACAGTGTCAGTACCATCATACATAGTGCTTTCCGTACTGGTATCCGTACCGCTATGGGTAGTGCTACCCGCACCATCAGTGCTACCTGTCTCATATCGGTTATAGTTCTCAATGGGGTTGTACTCATACTGTGTAGTGGCATAGAGTCTGTTCCAAATATCAATTTGCTTTGCAGACCACACACCTACCAGATTTTTGAATACTACAGGGTTAGGATACAGCACTTCCAGTTCTGCGGTTTCTGCCAGAAGGTTATCAATAAGAGTGGGTTTATCAAGCGCAGTAGGAATTTGCATAAGGTCAAAGATTGTTTCATCCCATCTGTATAATCCCAGAGGGGACAGATTAGTTCCTCTGCTCATTATTGTTTACCTCCTGCGAATGTTGTTTTTCCTGCTCTTTCGGATTATGTCTCCACTCAACAGATACAGTAGTTCCAAACATTGTATTAGTTTCTTCAGCGCACTTTTTAAGGTGATCCAACCAGAGTTCACAACGGGTGATAGTTTCAATATTGTTAGAGTTTACTTCATCAGTTATAAGTCTTTCTTTCTTGTTCTGATTTTCATTATTGGGGATACCTACATCAGTATCAAACATTGCTTCAATCTTTCGCATATCAGCTAAAACATCTGATACAATATAGTTCTGCCCTATGTTCTGCTGGAAGGGTTGCCATACCTGTGTACCATCTTCTTTGAAAAGCTGTTTGTCTACAACTACTGCGGGTTCTCCCCCAGACACCTTGTCAAACAGTTTCTTATAGGTTTCGGCAGTGGGTTTGTCCTTTGCGGGGAATACGAAAGACAGATGAGAGTTCAAGAGGTTTACGCTTGCTGTTTCTGCACACAGTGCCATCATGTCAGCATAGTAGTTTACAAGGTCATTGATCCCGCCCCAATCTGGCTGAAGTTTGAACACAGTACATTCTTTTCCAATACGGGGTTGCAATGCACCTTTGAGAAGTGGGTTAGTAATAATAAGGTTAGTGGGTTGGTAATAAATGTCATATCCATAGGGAACACCCGCTTGACAGATAACACCATACTTATTGGTTTCCACTACTCCGATATATCCCCAAGCATAGAGAACATACAGGAAATAGTCTCTATTCCATGTCTCAGGCAGTTTCCATTTGAATACTGAAATAGCTTTCTGGAAAAGGTATCTGCGGAAGAATCTTTGCAGTGCTACATTCTTCACATGAACAGTAGAGGGAGAGAAAGAGGAATTATACATATTGATATAGTCATACGTTTCTGGTACTCCATAACCTATATCTTTCGGCATGGGGGTTTCAACTCCTTTCGTTTATTTGACATAATCCAGTATAGCCAAACTATGTAGGGGTTATCGTCTATTGGGTGTTCTGGGTCTGGGTCTAATGGGTGGTCCGGGTCTGACGGGTCTACTGGTTCTGGGGCATCTGGGCCAGTGAAGTAAGAGTACCACCATTCAGCATTGACTCCCCTGTACCCAAGTCCTCCCGCATTTCGTTCGTATCCTGCTTGCCAAGCATGAGCAAGGTCAGTAGGAGAAGCAGTAGAGGCAACATAATTAGCGAAAGTGTACCGCACTCCACCAATGGTGACGGGGTTGAAGAAGTGGTATGTATCATCTTGATCGTGTTCAGCCTTTAATCGGTAACACTGACACCACCCGTCAAACCAATTATAGTTATTACGAATAGCATATGCAACAAGTTTCTGCTGTCTTTCTCCATTAGAGGTAGAATATCCATCCCATTGTACAAGCCCTATTGCAAATGCCCTGTTACTTACTCCATAGTATTCCTTGAAGAAGTTCTTCATTACATCATTGGGGAGTAGGTTTAAGTCATGTCCAGAGGAAGGAAGTCTATATCTATTTGTCTGCTGAATATAAGCGGGATTTATTGTGGACTCTGCTTGCATATTGCCGAGCATACCGCATATTGCCTGTAGAGTCCATCCCTCATTTTCAAAGAATGACTTTATATTATTGGCATTGGTTTTCTGTTCTGCTGTGGGTGTTTCTGTTTGTACACTCCATGCTCCCGCTCTGCTATCTGGGGAACACCAAAAACCGTTTATCCAGTCTGGATTAGAGTACACGGGTTGTATTGGTTGTGAACCTGTATAGTCGATGTCTGGGGGGAGTGCTACATAGTTGAAGTAGTTAGTATCAAGAGTGGATTGGTGTACACCTGTACCCCCATACCCACCAGATTGCATGACTCCCTGACCAAGATTAGTATAGATACCTACATGAGTAACGTTGCCTATTCCGTCCATATAATATTGAGAAGGTATAGGCGGGTTATTATAGACCGGGTCTGACTCTGATTTTATACGGAAAAGGTAACATCCCTGTGGCAGTGATCCAAACTGTTGAATTGCTTCGGCATATGTTCCCTGCCATACCAGAGTTCCGTTTCTCCATAGAGTGTTAGTTCCATTGGCAAGGTTATTGAGTCCGCAGTTTCGTCTAACCAGATTAGTAAAGCCTATACAATCATACTCTTGATAGGTTAGTCCAGAGTCTCTATAACTGTATGCTTTTTCTGCAAAGGTAAGTCCTGTTACAGTTGCCATGTTATCACTCCCAGAAAAAACCAGTAGTAAGGAAACGGGTTATTTCTTTTCTTTCATTATCATAGCAGGATATATCCATGTCACCTTCTGAACAGAGGATAAAACCAGATAGAGTATTGATTTGTCTGATTTCACATAAAGGTCTACCCCTGTGTGCAATATCCTCATCCACAATCTGATAGAATTGCTCTACAACATGGGTGTTATTGACAGGGGCAAGGAAAGAACCGTTTTGCCCACTGGTTTCTACCTGTGGCATAGCAGATTGTATCGTGTTATAAAGTCCGTTTGCTCCATTAACTATACCACCCGAAACTGCTCCCACAATACCACCTGTTAATAGCCCCTGCCCAGCACCTTGTAATACTGATCCTGCTGTATTTATGGCACTTACCGCAGTCCCTAAATAGTCAGTCCCAACTTGTGCAATCTGAATAGGAACACCAATAAGGAAGTTTCTTTCTGCTATTAAGTCCTCTGCGGGTGTACTTGCAGACTCATCACGCTTTGCAATTCTGGTATAGCAATGTCCAGTGATTAGGTCTATCACATATGAAATGTTTATCTTATTTCCAACCTTAAAGAAAGTATTATCAATAGCAACAGTTCCGAATCTCCCAACAAGTGATCTGCGGGTATATGGGGCATAGTTAAGATAACTTCCCCTGCTTGCTTGCGGGTGTGCTGTGATAGTAAACTGTTCATTGCCGAGTTCAAGAGTCTGAGCATAGAGTAAATAACCGGACAGTGGATAATCCCACCAACCAATTTTAATAGATGATACAGAAGTTTTATTTGTAATAGCACCTTCGCCAAATGGAAACCACATACAGGAAACAATATACTGATAAGGATTATAAAGGGTTTTCAATACTTCCTGTGATAAGTCTTGCACTAATGTTTGTCCACTTGCATCAATTATTCCCATTATCTCTAAATTATCATCCGAAAATAGTTTCTCCTTCAATGCACCAAACTGTGCAGAAGTCATTGCATAGTATGAAATTGCTCCTACTGCCTGTGATGATCCCCCAGAGATAATACCCACAATATAGCATCCTACTGTGAGGTCTGTAGTAAATATGTTTGTCAGACTATAAGACTCCGATACAATATCAGTAGTAGCAGGATATGTGGTATCCGTTATTTCTCCATTGAAATTTGTAGTGCTATCAGTTCTTAATACATACTCACTCTGGTTTCCTATTTCAGTTCTGAAAGTTGCAAGCACATCTTCTTTCATATGTACTTCCCAGAGTCCATCTGCCCACACCCAATCTTCAATAAAATAGAATCGTCCTGCTTCAACCCAGATTGCATAGGTATAATCAAACGGCACTGCATCAAGCGGGAGTCTTTCAATTTTCACTACAGGGTTCATAATAGAGCAGGGTTCTTTCAGTATTCCCTGTAAACCGAGTGTAAGTGTTCCATTGGGCGGTCTTTTCGTGCTGTTCTCTTTCTTCGCAAATTGCTTGCATAAATTCAAATGAAGCATATATACCTCCGTAAAAGAAATGGGGTAGGAACATTCTGAACCTACCCCAGAGTAGAGAGGAAAACCGTTAGTCGAGCAGGAACACAACACCCTTTTCAGTGTTGTCAGAGAAGCAACGCAAACGCATATGATACCACATATTCCTGTACTCGCCGCGGGGGTTGATGGGAGTGGGGATAACCTTGTTATGAATCATGCTCCAACCCATAGCATCTTCATCAAACAGAAGTGCGAACACGCCAGTTTTTGTAATCGCATTACCCGCAGTAGTGACAACGCCAGAGGTATTAGTGTAAGTGGGTTTCACAATGATCTTGTCCGGAGTCTCAATGCCCTGCCAGAAGTTGATAGTTTCTACATCCGCATACTTCAGATAGTTGTCATGGAAAGTGTCTGCCAGAACACGGGCATCCATCTGATAACGATCCTGTCCGAGCATATACATTTTCTGCTTGTTGTAGGGAGTGTGACGGGGTACGGGCTTGCTGTTCAGAGTGGTCTGGTAACGGGTGCTCATTTCCTTAAACAGGGAAGCAATACCCGCAATCCTCGCATATACCCACTTCATGAACGGGGCAAAGTTGGCGGGAAGCATAATGGAAATGGCAGTGTAACTACCACCAGTGACAGCATTGTATTCGGTCAGCAGATGTACAACACGGGAAGAATTGTTTTCTGCCAGAAGTCCACCAATGAAGTTGGAAACGAGTCCACGGGAGAGGTTTTCTTTTGCCAGTTCAATCTTGTTGCTCATGTCAGTTGTCAGCATGGACAGGAACTGTCCAAACTCTTCACTGTTGCGGAACGCAGTTTCAAGCTGATCCTCAAAAATGGTATAGTGGTCAGAAAAAACGCTCTGTCCGAGGAAATTGGTCTGAATAAACTCACGCTTGTTGATGATCCACGGGTCAACACTGCCACCGTTTCCAGTGGGGTCTGTCTGGGTCGCATCATAGGTCACAGGGTATTTGTAAGCATCATCGTCCTTCCAATCAGAAGCAACGATATTAAACTTACGCATATATGCTCCCCACTGCGGGAGACTCTTTTCAAGTCCCTTCATAGAAGCACTGTAGGGACGAATGGCGAAAATGGTACGGGCAAGAACATTAGACAGGGTATTGAAAATAACATCTTTGCCGAGTGTGAGTGCGGTCTGGGCAACGGAAATAAAATCGGCTTCAGTGCTGATAACACTCTGCCTTCCGGTTGCCTGTTGTACCAGAGAGTTCAATACGGTTGAACACTGTTCAAAAGTAAGGGTATTTACACTCATGTTTGTTTCCTCCTATTATTTCTTCGCACTGCGAGTATTTGTACCCGCAACGGGTTCTGCATCATTACTTTCAGCAGGTGTGGTATTAGTCGCAATCACTGTCAGCTGTTCCACAATAGCTGTCAGCTTCGTAATAAGCTGAAGTGCCAAATCTCTGTCCATACTTAATTCCTTTCCTTAAATGTCGGTCTGATAATCTCCGCCAGCATATCCTCCGCACTGGGCGGGTTGGATAGTCCCTGCGGAATTGCGCTCTGGGCAATCGCATTGGCTTGTACCGCACTTGTCAGTTTTGCTATCCCCTGCATAATGTCTGCCATAGTCGGTTGAGCCGGTTCATTAGGCTGTGTCTGTGTGGGTTGCTGTGCGGGTACGGGTTGGGCAACGGGTTCAACAACTTGTGCGGGTACGCTTGCGGGTTCTGTAGGCTGTGCAACAACCGGAACTGGTTGCTGTACGGGAACTGGGTTAGGGTCGCTGGGTTGAGGTTTTTCCATCTGTTCAATCTCTTCACGGGTGTATCCTGCCTTTGCAAGACTAAGAATATCAGCGAGTTCCATTACAATTTATCCTCCTTTAAGTATTTTGTCAAGATTTTCAAGGCATGAAGCACCTGAGCATTAGTTGATTCTTCTGATCTTATCAATCCTATTGCTTCAAGTGCTTCTTCATCCGGTTGCATGGGCGGTTCTGGCTCATTGTAGTAGTCAATCATGTCCATGAGTCCTACATGAGTGAAGATAGACAGCTTTCGAAACTGGACACCACCTGTAGGCTGTGAGTCCATCACGGGAATTGGAGAAGTGCCAACATATAAACCAACATGAGTAGCATTTCCCTGCCCATCATGATACCCCTTTTCTACTTCTCCACCATCCCATTTTAATAGGAAGAGAAAAGCACCTAATGGGATGCACCCAAACTTCTTTTTACACTCTTCAATAGTCCCTTTCCATCCTATGTAGTTTCTCCACATAGAGTTACTACCTTTCCAGTTATAGGGACTCCCGTCTTTCTTCCTTACTCCGAGGTCTTTCAAAACCTGTTCCACAAACCCTTGACAATCCAGACGCGAGTAGGCAGTACCTACATACCCACCTGTGATTGCCTGTTCTGCCATATCCGCACCTGTGGTTGTCAAAATCAATTCAATTCACATCCTTGTCTAACTTGTCCACTAACTTCTGCATAACCAGAGTGTTATTTGCTATTGCTTCGGTAAGTTCTTTCTGCTCTTGCTTGTGATCTTCTCTTTCCTTATTCCAGAGATAGAATGTAGCAATCAAACAGGCAACAGGTACAGCCAGATTTGAGAAAAGGCTTACAATCGCATCCATGTCCATCTGAATCCTCCTTCCCCAGATAATAAGAAGGGTGAGTATCCTTTGTGACTGTGCGGAGTCATGCCCGCCCTTCCGAGGCTTGCACTGGGCAGGATACCCACCACAGTTATTATAATTGTTTCACGTGAAACAATCAAGGGGTATCCCAATACTTGATAAACATCTTCTCTGACAAAACATCCTCAAAGTCCATCTTACCACCAATGTACATATCCCAATGTGATCTGTATATCCTCTGGTAGTGAAGTCTGTCTGTATCTGACAGGGAAAACTTCTTATTAAATACACCCGCTAAATGAGTAGAAGCATACAACCTGTTCTCTGACTTGTGCCTGTAGATACACAACTCCCCAATAGAACAAACGGGTATATACTCTGATAATGGGCGAGGTCTTACGTGCTGTCTATCCACATTGAAGTCATTGTCCAGTGCCATGTTTGCAAACTCCGATCCCTCTGTCAGATTGTATAGCACTGTATTTGATTTCTTCTTACTTATGGGTGATCTGTGGAGCATGATAAGCTGAATACCCCTGTTATCATCCGTCCATCTGTCATTATTCCCTTTCTGCATCTTGTCCGCAACTCTGATTAGCTTCAGACTCTCAAACACCGGATTAGTTATGTCATTGGCATTAGCAAGGCACACCATCTGTATAGGGGCAACTCCTTTTAGTTCCCGGTTTCGGTTCATGGTTTCATAGGCATTGAATAACGCCTCAGCTTCATTCTTCAGAAGTCTCTCATGTTTCTCTGGGATAAACTCATCATAGATAAGTAACTGAATGTCTGAAGCATCAAAACCACGCATATTGGACAAAGTGGATAAAGCACAAGTATACCCTATGGGATGATTGATTTTTTCAGCATCCCCATCCGGTTCATAGAACATGGAATTATACTTGCTGATAGACTTCACCTGTACATTCCATCCAAAATCTTCATTCAGTGGTTTGAAAACAGAAAACTCTGGTTTGCTGATAAGGTCTGCTTGACTCTGGGTTCTCCGCATCAGCATAAACATTCTCCCATCCTCTTTGGCAACCTTCAAAGTAGTATAGGTTTTTCCTGTTCCCCGTCCACCTACCAGAAAGTTAAAGGGATACCCTTCATCGAGTATCCCTCTAACATTCACATATCCGTTTGAATCGTAGATTTTCACGGGGCAATGTCGCAGGTCAGATATTCACGGTTGCTCTTGCTCTTGCCACTGCCAACGATGAAGCGGGTGGGGGCATCCTCATTCCCCGCATCAAAGATTGCCAGAATGTCAGAGAAGTTGCGGACAAAGGTCTTGCTATTGGTGGCATACTTCGCACCGTCCACTGTCTCCACAGCCAGAACGGTCATAGGGTTTCCGTTGACATCTTCATCCTTGTACAGAACGAATTTAGCAATGTCCAGTACCTCACCTTTGGCATCTGCCATCTTACGTACATCGTTACCCTTAGTCAGAGCATACAGGTCGGCAGAGGTAAGTCCTTCGGTCTTTTTGATGATTTCCATGTTTGAGTCCTCCTTAAAGTGTGGGTTTATTATTCTGGCGGTTTCTGGATCGTCGCATAGTCCAGTGCTGTTTTATGCTGAAGGTTTATTGGGCGTAGCTATGTGCTTCTGTCCACGCTCCCCGTCAACCACCTTAATAATCTTATCATATAATGTACGGGTTGTAAAGATATTTTTTGCTAAATTTGATAATTCTTTCGTATTCTCCCGTGATCCCTAATGTGTACTCTGAAGGTAGGATAGCAACATTAGCAGTAATTGCCAACTCTTTGCCATCAATGACCACTTTACTAATCGCAGGGGAATCGTTATATACCGCTTGAGTCCCCCCTGCTTCTCTGAAAATAAACCCTTCAGTAAATGCCGATAAGCCACCGTGTTTGTCCAACTCACTACCACCTTTTTTCTTATTGACTCCCGCAATAGTACAGTGAACTCCCTCTCCCTCTTTCTCAACATACGCATATTTCTTTGCTCCCAGAGTTTTGAAATACCTGTAAGCAAAACCCGTTTCTGGATTATCCTCTGTTTCATATACTCCCATGTAGTGTGTTACACCAGAAGGGTCTGTAGCCATCGAACCACTTTCTCTACACTCCATAACACGATCCCTGTTATAATCACTCCAATCAACGTTCCCAGTATACTTAACACTATCAGTATCACAATATACAAAATCTGCTCCATCAGTTTCATGTACTAATCTTATTCCCCTTTCCAGTGCATCCCTGCTATGAGCAGTTACCCAGACTCCCCACTGGTAAGCAAGAAATGCCCTTTTATTTGATCTGCCTAATAATTCCTCATCTGGTGTATCATCCTCATCCCAATCCCCAAACTGTCTGAAAATGAGCGAATGTTTTACAGGGTCTTGTGCCATCATACCATATAGGGAGTTTAATAGTGCTTTTGCCTTATCGTAAAATATCTCTTGCCCCTTAACACCCTTCAGTTCTGTCTTATCCTTATAATATTTCACTACTTCATTGATTAGGGGTTCTGGGAGTTTCTTATAGGAAGAATACCAACCCTGTAGAAAAATGATCTGCCCTGTATACTCTTCCATTATAATCTTAAGGTCTATGTCTGTCACTGTGGTTTCCAGATATTCAGCTTCAAGTATCCTGCCATTATCTTCAGTGTCTACTGCCTTGTGTATGTTTCTGCACTTGTCTTTACTCAAATATGGGCATCCCCAGAAAGGATCACGCAGTTTCAAATCCTTAATTCCTATCCGCAGAAGTAGTGCCTTATGCCTTATAGTGATACACCTTGCTATATAGTCCTTGTTCAAGTCCTTTGGGAGTATCGGCACAAACTCTGTCATAGGAAATTCACAATTACACATCACAGCAGGGTAACTACTTGATCTGTCAGCACTATGAACATTCTCTACAATGTCTCCCGCATAGTACCTGTTAGCATGAGTGTTGCCACCCCTAAACGCTTCACGCAGTGCCTTATATGTCTCAAAATCTGGAAGGATTGAATATACAAAATTATGGTGGATGCCTTCACGCATTGCCCTTTTAGCGTTTCTGCGTACATATCCGGTTGAGGTAAGAGGTATAGTCTGTAATGTGTCTCCGTCACGTTCCATGAGTGCTTGTATCGCTTCAACAAGTCCCAGAACATCATTTACGCAGTATTCCAGTTCTTCACCCTCTACAGGTGTCCACGGATACCTTTTTACCGAATAGTCAAATTCTTCACCAGAAAGTTTTGTATGCTCTACTCTCATTCTGGTAGTAAACTGTTTCAAACTCATATTTGTGAGTTTATAAGAACACCTAAATTCAAATACTCCCCACATATCACACTTAATTAGCTTGCGGGAAGCAACAGCAAAAATATCATCCGGTACAAACTGGTATATGCCCTTCAAAAACTGAAATTCATAGGAAAGATTATGCACATAGACAACAAGCCAACTATCAGAAGGGAGAACAGCTTTGATCCTTTGTTGTAAATCAAGAAATTCCGCCCATGTTCTCCCTATGACAGTATAATCAGTGCCAAATTGCCATTGCCAGATATACATGACACTCTGCTCAATATCATCAAGCAGAGTAGTCTCAATATCAAATGCAGTGGTGATCCCTACATAATGCCGTTTCTTCCCTGCGGGGTTTCCCCTGCGGTTTTTGACCATTGGGCAGTTTTTGAAATAATGCTCTGGTTGAAAATCCGCACATTTTACAACCATTGGGATTATTCTCCTAACATTTCCAGAATTTCATCAAAGTCATATCCTGCAACATCTGGAATCTCTTTCAATTCGTCACTATGCTGAAGCAGGGTATCAAGATGATCTAACCATTCATTAGTCTGCTGATCGTCAAGGTCAAGCATTGATTCTGCCAGTTCTACTGCCTTATCTGATCCGTAAACTATCTTCTGTTTCCGCATTTCTTCCAGAATCTTGATTGTCTTGTCATAGTTTTTACTATTCAAATTCAACCCTTGATCCTGCCATGTCTTGATAGTCTTGTTCTTGATTTCCTTCTGGCCAGTAACAGTGCTACCCTTTGCCCTTACGAATTTTGCCAATTCAGAAAAGGCTTTTGCAAAATCTCTGGGGTCAAGTTCCTTTAGTTTCGGAAAACCTTTTGAGTGGCTCTGGTACGCTTTACTCTCTGGGAATTGCTGTCCTAAACGCTTTATACGTTTCTGGGCAACGTCCCTCATTCTGGTATATTCTGCTCTCATGGTTGCCATATCATCTTTAATGCCTACCCTTGCCATAGTTTCCGCACCTTGAACAGTATACCATTTCTCATCATACCAGAATTTGAAACTGGGGTCTGTGACTCTGGGCATTATCTCTCACCTACTTTGACACCCAGTGTACGCAGATATTCTGCAATGGCACTGGCAATCATACTTGACCTATTCATGTTGTAGTGGTCGCATACCTCCTGCATAGCATCATACACAGGGAGAGGGAGAGAAACAGAGATAATCTCCCTGTCTCCCTTGCGGGTTTTACTCATTCCATCCTGCATTATAGTTGTCCTCCATCATTTTTATATGGCATTTTTCAGCCAAGATAATAATACTATTAAATTCCTCAACGGTCAACATAGAATCCCAGAATGCACAACGGGTCACAGTTACAAGGACTTCATGCCCTGCCTTGAAACCGTAAGAGGGGCAAGACTCAATCCTGCCCCTATAGAACTCATATACTCCTTGATACATTATACTTCCTCCCATAACTGGATAGACTCTCCATCTTCCAGAATCTCAACATAGAGGGGACTATAGGCGCCGATATACTCCCAACCAGAAATATACCCATCTTTTCCCTGCTCATCCTCATAGAAATAAGGATATGACAACCTATCAACAGTGTCAAGATATGTCCTCATGTTACCCCTATTATAATAGGGTCTGTCCATCTTGTCCCAGAATATACGCTTGACTCTGCCACACTTTTTCAGACGAAAAGGATACATTTTCTGGTCTTTACACTTGATAGTCATGTTATAACCCTCTCTTTCTCCTGTATCTGGTACAGGCTACAATGGGCAGGAGTTCTGCCCACTGTCTGCCTATATCAGAATCAATCATCAAACATTTCATCAAGTACATCTGTCACAGCATCACAGAGCAACCAACAACGGATTGACACATCGAGCCACTCATAATCAGATGATATAATCTTTTTACCTACCTCCATAGGGTCTGCAAAACCATCATCAACCATCTGCTCCAGATATTCCTCAGAATCCTCATCATTGAAAAAATTCTGTCTTGCTTCATACCTACTAAAAGTATATGACCCACTGGCATTGCCTGTCACAGAATCATCAACCCAACAAGAGTCATAAATGACCCCATAAGCATCGTGCCTGTCAAGTCCTTCAATCTGATCCTTGTTGTTATCAATCCACTCTCTTACATCACTACGGATAGCATCTTTGTAATTATACATTGTAAATACCCTTTCTGTGTTTTATGAGTTTATCACCTCTCATTTGCTATAGTAATTATACTAAATTTATTAACCATTGTCAATAGGTGTTGGGGAATTTCGTAAATTTATTATCTTTTATATTATGTAATGGG